GGAGCCGTTACAACCAGGCGAGTTTAGAGATATTGACACAACTGGCGGTTCTTTAAGAGAGAACTTAATACCATTGCCTATTAAAGAACCAAGTAATGTGCTTATGTCTTTGCTTGGCATTTTGGTAGACAGTGGTAAGCGTTTTGCCTCAATAGCGGATATGAATGTTGGTGACATGAACCAAGCCATGCCTGTAGGCACTACTGTTGCGCTACTTGAGCGCGGCACTAAAGTAATGAGCGCCATACATAAAAGATTGCATTACGCGCAAAGATTAGAGTTTCAATTACTTTCTAGGTTATTTAGCGAATACTTACCACCAGAGTATGCCTACGAAACTGGCACTGGTCCTAGAGAAGTAAAACAAACTGATTTTGATGATCGTATAGACGTTATACCTGTATCAGACCCTAATATATTCAGTCAAAGTCAACGTATTACACTTGCGCAAGAGCTTTTACAGATGGTTCAGTCAAACCCTCAAGTTCATGGACCAAATGGTATTTATGAAGCTTATAGACGTATGTACGGAGCTTTGGGTGTTGATAATATTGAGTCTCTACTAGCACCACCTATAGATACTACAGAAAGACCAATAGATGCGGGTCTTGAAAACAGTGGTTTTTTGATGGGTCAGGTTGCGAAAGCTTATCAAGGTCAAAACCATGCGGCTCACGTAGAAACTCACAGAGCTTTATTTTTAACACAAGTTGTTAAAGAAAACGCTCAAATACAAAGTTTGATTATCAGTCATGTAATGCAGCATCTACAATTTTTAGCATCTGAGATAGCTCAACAGCAAATACCGCCTGAGTTGGTGGAAAGAATTAATCAAATACAACAAACATTAGGTCAGATGCCGATAGATCAACAACAACAAGCAGCTCAAGATATACAAATTTTGCTGGAACAATTTACCTCACCGATCATGGCTCAACTTAGCCAAGAGTTTTTACAGTCAATCGGACAAGGCGCAGAAGATCCTTTGGTTGAAATTAGAAAAACTGAATTAGAGTTGCGCGATAAGCAGATAGATCAAGATCAACAGCAATTTGAATCTAAACAAAATCAACGCGCCCAAGAAAAATTACTAGAAAATGAAATACTTAAAAAACGTATAGATGTGCAAAAAGATACAGCCGATGATAAACTCGATCTTGCTAGTAAAAGATTAGAACAGCAAGCAAACTTAAAACTTCTTGAATTAGAGCAAAAGATGAGAGGCTAGGCTAGGAGAGAAACATGACAACAAGCTATAAGTTAGAAGCTATAAAAGCTTTGAAGGCAAGAAAAAAATTAGAACATGAGGCTGAAGCACAGGCATTGTCAGAAAAATTAGCTGAACAAGCAAAAGCTGATGCTGAAAATGCAGCAAGAATTGAAAAAAAACTTAAATTAATAGCAAGCGGTGAGTCTGCACCTGCTGAAAAACAAACAAAACCCGTTGCTAAGAAAAAAGTTACCAAAAAGACAGCCAGTAAAAAAGTAGCAAAGAAAGCTGGTCGTCCATCAAAGAAAAAGGCATAAATATGGAAGGTTATACAAAATATCAATCTAAGAAGAAAACCATTAGAGAAGTCACACCAAGAGTTAATAATCCAGAGATTATCGTCAATAGCGTTGTAAAAAATGCTGGTGTTGAACAAATTGTTGACATGAAAGGCAAAGGCGCAGCAACAAAAGGCTTGAAGTTTAAAGTAAGAGCGTGATAGACGACATAACCCTATACGATAAATTAAAAAATGTTATCAGAGAACGCGAGTCTCAGATACAAGAAACACTTATGTCTGGTGCATTAGAAAGTATAGAACATTATAAATTTTTGCAAGGAGAGCTATCTGCGTTATACTATATCGAATCGGAGATAAAAGAGTACAACAAGGAAATATAGCGGATGTCTGAAACAGCAAAAAAAGTAGCTACAGATGCTTATGTAGAAGCAGATGACAGGGTTCTCGATCCAACTTTACTAGATAAATCAATTTTAGAAAGGATGCCACAACCGACAGGTTGGAGAATCTTAGTTCTGCCTTATGGTGGCAAACAAAAATCCAAAGGCGGTATTATTTTAACAAATGAAACTGTTGAAAGAGAAAGCCTTGCAACCGTGGTTGCTTACGTTGTGAAAATGGGACCGCAATGTTATAACGACACAAACCGTTTTGGATCAACCCCTTGGTGTCAAGAAAAACAATGGGTGTTGATAGGTCGCTATGCTGGTTCACGCTTTAAGCTAGAAGATGGAGCTGAAGTAAGAATTATCAATGACGATGAAGTTATAGCAACAATCCTTGATCCTGATGATATAATGAGTGTGTAAAAATGATAGAAAAAACTGAAAATCAAGAAACACCAGAAGAACAGATTGAAGTAAATATTCAAGATGATGCTGTTGTTGAAGCTAACACAGATTCAAAAGTTGCTAGTTCTGATGAAGAATTAGAAAATTATACAAAGGGTGTAAGTAAACGGATAAACAAGAAAAATGCTCAAATCAAAGCTGCTGAAGAAAGAGCCGCACATTTTGAGCAAATTGTTCGTCAACAACAAGAGCAACTATCAACATTAACTAAAAATCAACAAGCCCAACAAGCCACAGTATTACAAAAGGAAGAAGAAGCTCTTGAAGTAAAAGAAAGGGAGGCTGCTGATCTTTACAAAAGAGCTGTAGAAGCTGGTGACGCTGATTTAATGAGTAAAGCAGATGATCTCAAAGGCGATCTAAGGATTCAGAAAGAAAAGATTGCTGTTGCAAAGCGCAAAACAGAGCAAAATCAGACTCAAGAAGTGCAACAAGTAGACCCTGCTACTTATCAAGAACAACCGCAACAACCTCAACAACAAGCACAGCCTACAAAAGAAGCACTAAATTGGTATGAAAATAATAAATGGTACGGTGATCAAGACGATCCGACCAGTATGGAAGCAACTCAGTTTGCTTTCTTTCAACATAACATGCTTATTAATGAAGGTTACGAAGCAGACTCAGATGAGTATTATGGCGAATTAAATAACAGAATTTATAAAGTATACCCTCAGTTGCAATCTGCAAGTGAGACTGACGATCAAAAGGATAATAGACCCTCCGTGCAAAGAGTCGCATCCGCTTCCGTTGGAAGTCGTCAACAAACACGTAGTAAAAAGAACGGCGTAACTTTCTCAAAATCAGAAGTCGAGCGCCTTCGTGGGTTAAAACCTCATAACATGTCAGAATCAGACTGGTTAAAAAGGGTAGCCCAAGAGAAGCAAAAAATAGCTCAAAGGGAGGCAATGTAATGACAACTGAAAAGAAAGTAGCGAATCGAAACTCACGTGAATCCGAAGCTCACGATAATCAACTTCGTAGTAAACCTTGGAGGCCAGTTAGAAACCTAGAAGCTCCACCTCCACCGCCAGGTATGACTTATCGGTGGATTAGGAGTGCAATGCTCGGTGAAGAAGATCGCTCTAACGTATCAAGACGTGTCCGTGAAGGATGGGAGCTTGTTAAATTAGAGGAACTTCCATCCGAATGGCAGCACATGTCAACCGTTGCAGTAGGTAAATCATCTGGCATCATTAATAATGAAGGTTTAATTTTGGGTAAAATGCCTACGGAGATGGTTGAACAACGTAATGCTTACTATCAAAAGAAAAACGTAGATCAGGTCGAAGCTTTGGATAACACTGTTTTCAATGATTCACGAAAAGATGGACGATACGTTAAATACGATCCTCAAAGGGATACCAAAGTTACCTTCGGTAAACAATAATTTAGGAGTGTAACAATGGCTAATAAAGATGCCGCTTTTGGCATGAAACCAGTCAAGATGATTGGTGGATCGCCATACACCGGAGGCGTGAGTCGATATCGCATAGCTGCTAACTATGGTACAGCAATATTTCAAGGCGATATGGTGGCTCAGGTCACAGGTGGGACAATCGAAGTACACGCCGACGGCGGAACTGTGCCGATCGTTGGAGTTTTTAACGGTTGTAGCTTTACAGACCCCACAACTGGTGAACAAGTATTTAGCAATCATTATCCTGCATCTACAAATGCAAGTGACATCATTGCTTTTATCATTGACGATCCAAATGTCGTATTTGAGATACAGGCCGATAGTGCCTTCCCTATTGCAGACTTATTTGGCAATTTCGACGTTGTGTATACAACTGCTGGAAGCACGGCAACTGGAATTTCAGGAGCCGAGTTAAAAGTAGCTGACGGTGGAACTGGAACAACATTGTCTATTAAGGCAATCGACATTTCAGAAGATCCTGATAACAATGATGTTTCGTCTGCAAATACAAATGTATATGTAGTAATTCAAAACCATGTATTCGGCGTTAAAGGCGCTGGGTTAGCTTAAAGGAGTTAATTTATGGCTATTTCAAGAGCGCAATTAGCTAAAGAGCTAGAACCAGGCTTAAACTCTCTTTTTGGTATGTCTTATGACAGCTACGGTGGTCAAGAATATGCAGATATTTTTGCAACCGAAGATTCACAAAGAGCGTTTGAAGAGGAAGTTCTTATTACAGGCTTTGGCAGCGCGCCAAATAAAACAGAAGGTGGATCAGTTGCCTTTGACAATGCTAACGAGGGCTTCACGGCCCGCTACACACATGATACTGTAGCGTTGGCTTTCGCACTTAATAATTTCTGTGGGTGCGCTGCGTAGGAATACGCAGGACATAAGATGGTGAATTCAGGGAACATCTCAATAGAGACAATCCTGAGCCAAGCCCGAAAGGGAAGGTGCAACGACTATTCCGAAAGGAAGTACACTCAAGCGAGTGGAAGCGCCATCCAACCAGAACGGTTGAAGATATAGTCTGATCTGCATGGTGACATGCAGCAGTCTTGGAAACAAGACGGGATCGAAAGTAGCGAATCGGTCTGAACATAAAAAGTCATTATAAATCAATGACTTATGGACAGAAGAAGCGATAGAAGATAATTTATATGATTCTTTAGGCAAACGGTATGTGAAAGCACTCGCAATGTCGATGGCACACACTAAGGAAGTGAAGGGAGCAGATGTACTTAACAATGCTTTTTCTTCATCTTTCACAGGTGGTGACGGCGTTTCGTTGATCAATACTTCTCATCCATTAGCAGGCGGCGGTACGGCCGCTAACAGAGCCACCACAATGGCCGATTTGAATGAGACAAGTCTTGAAGATAATCTGATTGACATTTCTACATTCACTGATGATCGAGGTCTTACTATCTCAGTACAAGCGACGAAACTTATTGTTCCGCCACAACTTGTATTTGTTGCAGATCGTATTCTCAACTCACCAGGTAGAACTGGCACAGCAGATAATGACTTGAACGCAATCAGAAACACAGGTGTTATTCCTGGTGGTTACAGTGTTAACCATTACTTGAATGATCCTGATGCTTACTTCTTGATGACAACTGTTACTGAAGCGGGAGAAGGTCTAAAGATGTTCCAAAGAACAGGTATGGAAACATCAATGGAGCCTGATTTCACAACAGGTAACATTCGTTATAAAGCGCGTGAGCGTTATAGCTTTGGTTTCTCTGATTGGAGAGGAATCTTTGGCTCGCAAGGTGCATAAATGAACCAACAGTAGGGTTTATTACTCAACTACTGATGAAAGGGAGCTTCGGCTCCCTTTTTTTATCTAAATAAATATTTACAAAAACTTGCACAAATATATCAATAAAGATAGATTTAATTTATGAAATTAAATTTAGATTGGTCAGAAAAAAAAATACACACAGACGGACGTTTTATCCAAACTGCCTTACCCACATCTGAATTTTGGCAATCGTGGAGAGAAAACAAACAAAAAATCAAGTCTGCTGGCTATTCTGTAATAAAATTTGATGAAACATGGTTTGTAACTCGTTTTTTTGAAAACAAACAAGCTATTGCTGACTCTCAGGCTATAAATGCAGACATAAATATACCCGTACCAGATGGATTATCTTACTTACCGTACCAAAAAGCAGGCATAGCTTATGCAGTGCAAAGACAATCTACGTTGATTGCAGATGAAATGGGTCTGGGTAAAACCATTCAAGCCATTGGTGTAATCAATGCTATCAAACCAAAGAGTGTGTTAGTCATTTGTCCAGCATCTATAAAGATAAACTGGAAAAATGAGATGACTAAATGGCTAGTCTCTGAACGTGAGATACACGTTGTAGAAGGTGGATCAGATGAAATACCAGATAGTTCAGATACCATTATTATTAATTACGACATTTTGACCAAGCATAAAGAAACTATTTACAACCGCTTTTGGGATGTTGTCATTATGGACGAAGCTCATTACATCAAGAATCCAAAAGCTAAGAGAACAAAGGTTGCTGTAGGTGTTAAATCTCAACGTAAGATAGTGCTAACTGGTACGCCCATAACTAACAGACCGATTGAGTTACAACCGATTGCTGGTTATCTTGACCCTGAAACATTTGGTAATTTCTTCAGATTTGCACACAAATATGCAGGCGCATACAAAGATAAGTTCGGTTGGCATTACGATGGCGCTTCTAATTTAGATGAATTACAAAGATTATTGCGTCAATCCTTTATGATTCGTAGAAAAAAAGACGAAGTATTAAAAGAATTACCTCAAAAAATAAGACAAACAATATTACTGCCAAGCAACAAATATAAGAATGAAATAAAAAAAGAGTTTGCATCATTAGCTGATGCAGCTAAAGAAACTCAAACAAAAGACATAGATTTTGAAAAGATGTCTGAAGTAAGACATGAAACTGCACTAAAAAAAGTGCCTGATATAGTCGATCATCTCACTGATATAAATCATCAAGTAGTGGTTATGGCTCATCACAAAAATGTTGTAGATGGCATAAAACAAGGGCTTGAAGCCATAGGTAAAAAGGTTGTCACGTTAACAGGAGACTGCAATCAAACTCATAGGCAAAAATCCGTGGATACATTTCAGGCTGGAAAAGCAGATGTTTTTATAGGCACTATTGGCGCTGCGGGTGTTGGAATAACACTAACCAAAGCGAGTCATGTGGTTTTTGCAGAGTTGGATTGGGTTCCTGGCAATATGTCACAGGCAGAGGATAGATGTCATAGGATAGGACAAGATAACTCTGTTTTAGTGCAACATTTAGTGGTAGATGGATCAATCGACGCTAGGCTTGCAAAGGTTTTGGTTAAAAAACAAAAAGTGTTAGATAAAACTTTAGATAATTTGGTATACTGATTTGGTCTTTATGGCAATCAGATAGGCTGATTGCTGGTCTAACTTAGGAGGACTGTAAATGACAACACACTTTACAAGCGGAGTTACCAATGTTGGAGCAGATTCAACATTAGGTAAACTAAAAGCACCTGCACCGCACAAATATCATACTTACTTTAATGATTTTGATACTTATCTAGCAAGTGATTGGACGATCACAACAACCGAAGGTGGATCAGGCGATGCCTCTGAAGCTTTAGCAGACGGTGACGGTGGTTTACTTTTAATTACCAATGACGATGCTGATAACGATAATGACTTTTTGCAGCTAGTAAAAGAAGGTTTTAAGTACGAAACTAGCAAACAGTTGGCTTTCAACATCAGATTTAAAACTAATGATGCAACTCAAACTGATATCGTTGCTGGCTTACAGCTCACGGATACATCTCCATTAGATGTAACCGATGGTATCTTTTTCTTGAAAGAAGATGGAGCTGCTACAATTAGCTTTATCGTAGAAAAAGACAGCACTCAATCAACATTAACTTTGCCTAATTCTTTGGCTGATGACACTTTCATGACGCTTGGTTTTGTTTACGAGCCAAAAGATCAGAAGTTTCACGTTTTCCAAAACAATGTTTTGGCTGGCACTGTAGTTAGCACTAATGCACCTGATAACGAAGAGTTAACAGTTTCATTTGGCATACAAAATGGTGCTGCTGCTGCAAAAACTTTGACTGTTGATTATATCGGAGCAAGTAAAGAGCGCACAGCTACCACTGAACTTTAGGAGGTGACACATGGCTGATGCAGTAGCGACACAAACTATTCAAGACGGCGAAAGAAACGTCGTCATGCGGTTTACCAACGTGTCTGACGGCACTGGCGAGTCAGCAGTAAAAAAGGTAGATGTATCTGCTTTGGCTGCAAACTCAGCCGGACAAGCTTGCACTGAGGTTCACATCCAAAGAATTTATTGGATGACGGTCGGCATGTCAGTAAAATTAGAATTTGATGCAAGTACTAATGTCTTACTGACACATATACCAGCCGATGCAACTGGCGATGAATACTATGATAACTTTACTGCTATCCCAAATAATGCTGGTTCTGGCAAAACTGGAGACATTGATTTCACAACTGTGGGTCATTCCAGTGGAGACAGTTACACTATTATTTTGGAGATGATTAAGAGATACGATTAAAGGTTATGTAAATTATGTCACTTGGTAGTTCGTTTAAAGGAATAGATCAAAACTTTTCCAATATGGATGTAGGATTGCAAGGTCTTTTATCTAAATTTAGGTTTGATAAACAAGGCAGACCTATTTTAGATGTTAGTGGTAATATAAAATTATCCGAAGCAGGTCAAGCACAATTAGATAGACAAAAAGCTAGACCTAAAAGAAGGAGAGTTCTTTTACCAAGCACTCCACATCCATTTAGCGGCATAAGTAGTATTGCTATGAACATGGCTAGATCGCAAGGGTTAAACGGAGATAGCACACAAGCTTCTCCGTTTACCCCTAATTTAGGCGGTTTCGTACCCAAATTTAGATTGAAAGCTCAACCATCTACGTCTACACCAACCATGCCTATTTCACAAAGACAAGCTGGTATATTAAGTATTATGCCAAGGATGAATAGATTTGGTTCAGGTGAAACCGTAATGCAGGGGATGATGTAAACATGGCTAAAAAAAAATTAAACAAAGTAATTAAGGGCTTGAAAAAAGCAAGCAAGACACATGCACAACAAGCAAAAACTTTAAGCTCTATTAAAATGAAAAAAGGCGGTAGTGCTTCAAAGATACCAGATAATGTTGCAAATCCAGCGATATATCGCAAAGCCAAAGCAAAAATGAAACGAAAGTTCGATGTTACACCCTCAGCGTATAGTAGCGGGTATTTGGTTCAAGAGTACCAGCGCATGGGCGGCAAATATAAAGGTGCTAAGAAAGCTGAAGGTGGTGAGGTAAGTTTAAAACCAATACCTGAAGGAAATAAAGGTTTACCAAAATTACCTCAAAAAGTAAGAAACAAAATGGGTTTTATGGCGAAAGGCGGCAGCGTGGAGGTTCAAGCAAGGGGTTGTGGAGCTGTAATGAGTAACAAGCTTAAAAAAACAAGAGTGCCAAGAAGCTAATGCCTGCCAAACTAGCAACTATAAAAAAGAAAATTAAAGAAGGTAAACGCTTAGGATTCAGTGAGCGTGCGTCTGCAAAAGCAAGAGGTTTAATAAAAAGAGCAGACGGCACTAAACGAAAAAGTGCTAAATACAAAAAATGAAAAAGAAAAAAGACCCAAAGGTAGGTACAGGTAAAAAGCCAAAAGGTACGGGTAGAAGGCTTTACACCGATGAAAATCCTAAAGATACGGTTAGTATCAAATTTGCAACTATGAAAGATGCAGATAAAACCGTGAATAAAGTAAAAAGAATTAAAAAACCATTTGCAAGAAAAATACAAATACTTACAGTTGGCGAACAAAGAGCTAAAGTTATGGGTAAAACTGGTATAGCTAACGTGTTCAAAAGAGGTAAAGAGGCTATTAGGAGACAACATGGCAAAGCCTAAAGGTGGTCTTACTAAATGGTTTAAACAAAATTGGGTAGACATTGGCGCGCCAAAAAAAGGCGGTGGTTTTGCTAAATGCGGTCGCACTAAATTAAAAAAAGATATGAAAAGAAAGTATCCTAAATGTGTGCCAGCTGCAAAAGCAGCACAAATGTCAAAATCTCAAATAGAATCAGCCGTAAGGCGTAAACGAGCAAAAAAACAAGGTGTGGGTGGTAAACCAACAAACGTAAAAACCATACTCAAAAGTGGTGGTGGTAAAGTAATGAGACAATCAAACATGGGCTTGTTTGGTAGAGTCTGAGGAGCAAAAAAATGTTTAGAAGTACCAAAGGTTATTCAATGAATAAGAAATCCAAGGGTGGCGCAATAAAACGAAAATCTAAAGGAGGATCGTTAATGCGTAAATCTAAGGGTGGATCAATGATGAAGAAGTCTAAAGGAGGATCGTTAATGCGTAAATCTAAGGGCGGAGCTATGATGCGCAAATCTAAAGGCGGTTCTCTCATGAAGAAGTCTAAAGGTGGAGCTATGATGCGCAAATCTAAAGGCGGTTCTCTTATGAAAAAATCAACAGGTGGTGCAATTACTGAAAAGGAAGCACTCAGCATAATTAATAAAGTGCTTAAAGAAACTGGAGCTGCTATCTCTGAAAAAGAAAAAGAAACTTTGAGAAAAGCTATTTCAACCAAACGTCCTATGCCTGGCAAAATATCAAGATTCTTAGGAAAAGCATCGCGAAGAAAAGATCCAAAAAATAGATCATTACCAAAGAAGTCTAAAGGTGGAGCAATCAAACGTAAGAGTAAAGGCGGTTCTCTACAACGTAAGAGTAAAGGTGGCTCTATGATGCGTAAAGCAAGAGTAGCTACAGCCACACGTAAGAGTAAAGGTGGAGCTATGATGCGTAAAAGCAAGGGTGGCTCTATGAATAAAAGATCAAGGAAAATATAAAACCGGAGAAAAAATATGTACCTAATAAGTAATATCCCTCATTTCAAATGTTGGGTGAGGAGGGAATTTACTCACAATCATGAAGAATATCATGACGAGTATCTTCATGCGTTAGCTATAGCTGTAAATACTATCCCTGATAGGTCACTAAGCTTTCAAGTTGTATTTACAGGCTGTGAATCAGATTGCGAGGATTCGGATGAAGAAAATATACATGGAGGAGCTATGTGGGCTAGGATGCCAATACAAGGGTTGGTTTTTGACATGCCATTAGAGGATTTTCCAAAACCAATGGAAGATCATTTAGCCCAGCCTTGGGATTGTGAATCAAGGCATCATGCGGTGACTGTCATGGATCGTGTCAGTTCATCACCGTGGATTGCAAAGATAGATGGTGAATTTTATCAAGCTAAGTATTTATTTACGGTTGACTATACAGATTCAGATATTGCAGATGATCCTGCACAACATAAGCAAAGTCATGTATGCTATATAACTGAAGATTGTGAATGGAAAGGAAATATTGTTGCTTTACCTAACAACCGAGTAAGGGCAACATCTCCCGCACTATGGGTTACAGGTGAGGGCGCACCAGATTTCAAACCATCGCAATGGGCGCATAGTGCTGAAGGACATGAAAGTTATTTAGACCCAGCGATAACTTTTGATAATTTATATGAGGATTGAACATGGCTAAAATGACAGAAGCAGCTACAAAAAAGATGATCAAAGAGTTGAAAATGGCTTCTCGTTTACATGCAGGTCAAGCTGCACGGCTAGAAAAAACATTACAAAAACCAAAGAAAGCTAAAAAGTAATGGCACTTTCAGGCAGTAAAAATTTTGAACCAGATGTAGCTGAATATGTAGAAGAGGCTTTTGAGCGCTGTGGTTTAGAACTACGCACAGGCTATGATTTACGCTCTGCGAAAAGAAGCATCAACTTAATGTTAGCTGAGTGGGCTAATAGAGGTTTGAACCAGTGGACAATCAAAGAAAAAGACATAACTTTGGTTAAAGATACTAAGACCTACAACATAGACACCACTAACGCCACAGCACCGATTGATGTTTTAGATATTTACATTAGAGAAACCATTAATAATCAAACGACCGATTTTCCGCTTAACAAAATTAGTCGCGCAGAATACGCTAATCTCTCTACAAAAAGCACAACAGGAAAGCCAAACCAAGTTTTTGTTGACAAACAAACTACTCCTACAATAACTGTTTGGCCTGTTCCTGATAAAAATAGCACATACACAGTGCGCATGAACGTATTAACTAGAATGGATGATGCAGATGGCGCAACAGATACAGTAGATATGCCGTTTCGTTTTTTCCCATGTTTTACAGCAGGCTTGGCTTACTATATAAGCATGAAAAGAGCGCCAGATAAAACACCTATATTAAAGCAAATCTACGAAGAAGAGTTTACAAGAGCTTTATCACAAGATGAGCCAAGAACCTCCTTTAGGATTTCACCTCATTTAACCAGGTATAATCACCCGTAATGGTTGCAAAAAGAAAAAAACAAGTAAATCCTCCAGTGGGTACAAAAGCTCATAAAGCTAGGATGGAGAGACAGCGAGCAAGACGCGCTATGGATGCTAAAGCAAAAAAAAGCGGCGGTGATAAAAATAAAAACGGGATTGCAGACAAAAGAGAAAAAAAAGATATTTCTCATAAAAAAGCACTTTCAAGAGGTGGTACAAACAAAGACGGTTACAAACTTGAATCAAGAAGTAAAAATAGAAGTAGGAATTATAAGTAAAAAGGTTGATAAATGGCTTTTGCATCAGGAAAAGAGGCTTATGGTATTTGTGATATAACAGGATTTCGTTATAAGCGCAGAGAAATGAAGAAAACGTGGAATGGTTTGATAGTCGGACCAGATCAATTTTCTCCTAAACATCCTCAATTAGACCCAAAACCAAAGCCATCTGATCCACAGGCTATAAGAAATGCAAGACCTGATACAGCAGATGATAATAATTCTTTCGTATTGTATACAAATGTGGACAAAGGTATACTTGGAACTAAACTAGATACTTATGAAATTTCTGTAAGTGTAGGCGAGGTAACAATAACAACATCATGAGTTTTACGTTAGCGACTTTAAAAACTGCGATACAAGATTATTTAGAGTGTACAGAAAGCACTTTTGTTAATAATCTACCTACTTTTATACAAGAATCTGAATCTCGTATATTTAAACTTGTTCAGCTTCCAAAACAACGTAAAAACGTAACAGGCACGGTTTCTTCAAGTAATCGTTTTTTAGCAACGCCTAGTGATTTTTTTGCACCGTTTAGCTTGGCTGTTATATCAAGCAATACTTATCACTATTTAGATTACAAGCATCCTTCTTTTATTAAAGAATTTGCACCGAATACAACAACATCTGGTAGACCAAGATATTACTCTTTGTTCGATGACACGGCTTTTGAGCTATCACCTGTGCCAGATGCTAATTACGACATTGAACTACATTATTTACACAAACCAGCGTCCTTAACATCGGGTGCAGAAAGTGGAACTACATTTTTATCCACAGATTTTCCCGATGCCCTTTTATATGGCTCTCTTGCTGAGGCGGCAGTTTTCTTAAAAGAATCTCCAGATGTTATCGGAGTGCTAGAACAAAGATTTAAAGAAGCCATTGTTAGAATGAAGAATCTATCAGAGGGACGTGAAACTAGAGATGAATACAGATACGATTTGCTGAGAACCGGAGTCAGTTAAATGCAAAAAATTGAGTCGCTAGAAGGCGCTCACATAGCGATTGTTGCGTTGGGCAACTCTCAAGTAGATTATGCAATCGGCGCAGAAAACAGTATGCAATGGGATGAAGTGTGGACTGTAAACTCAGCAGCAGCCGTTTATAAATCAGACAGAATGTTTATGCTAGATCCTGCTAGTCGTTTTTTTGATACCGATGATGCGGGTGCGCAAACCGATGTTATGAAGCGGTTTTTACCTGTATGCGACATACCTTGCTACACATGTGAACTGGATGAGCGTGTACCCAGCGCAGTTTTGTATCCTATAAAAGAAATAATACAAGACACGCAATGCGCATACCTCAACAACACAATACCCATGACGATTGCTTTTGCGTACTGGCATAAAGTAGCTCGCATAGATTTTTTTGGTGTTGACTACAGTTATCAACACAATTTGCATTTTGCAGAGGCGGGTAGAGCTTGTGTAGAGTTTTGGTTGGCAAAGTGTATGGAGGCTGACATCAATATAGGTGTTTCTCACAGATCAGCTTTACTTGATCAAAATGTACCGCTAAACGAGAGAATCTATGGTTTTCATAGACTAAATGATCCAATTGTTGCTGTGAAACATGAATCTGACTGGATTGTATGTGAAAATTCAAAAATAGAGAAAGAAATGGAAAGAGCAGGAGCTAAAGCACCAGAACCAATAATGTCACCGGAGCCTTATCGTGGGTGAGATGGGTAAAGACAGCTTTATAGAATTAGGCAATGTCATGGTTGAAACCACACATAACAAAGGCCACGATCCTGAGTTTTGGGCTGAACAAATAACTAAAAAGATTTGTGAAATATCAGCCGATGCAGCGCCGCACATAAGGCAACAAGCAGAGGCTTTTCAAAATTACATTTATTTAACAGTTTTGTACGGAATCAAAAACGCTATTACCTCAGATCGAACAACTATGGTAAACTTATTATCAAGCCAAGGTCATAACGACATGGCAAAAATTATCAAGGAACTATAGTTATGGCGATATCTAGCGCAATACCAACAAGTTTTAAGCAAGAATTACTTGTAGGCACTCATAATTTTACAGCAAGCTCTGGTAATGCTTTTAAGCTCGCATTATACACATCTAGCGCAACTTTAGGCGCTAGTACAACTGCATTTACAACTACTGGCCAAGCAAGTGGCACAAATTATACGAGTGGTGGAAATACACTGACAAGTGTGACACCAACGACATCGGGAACGACAGCAATTTGCGATTTTGCGGATTTGACATTCGGCACGGCTACCGTTACAGCTCGCGGTTGTATGATCTATAACGACACGCAATCTGACAAAGCCGTTGCTGTAATTGATTTTGGAGGCGATAAAACAAGTACCGCAGGTAATTTTACTATCGTCTTCCCAGCAGCCAATGCGACTGCTGCAATTATTAGATTAGCTTAAAGACTTTAAATTAAATTTTTTGTGGTAAAATTTAGACATGCCACTAACAAAGATAAATTTTAAACCAGGTATTAACAAAGAAGAAACTGACTACGCTAACGAAAATGGTTGGGTAGACGGTAATCTGGTTCGATTCAGGAAAGGTAGACCTGAAAAGATAGGTGGTTGGGAAAGACAATCAGATACCAATACTTACCTTGGCACAGGCAGAGCGTTACACAGTTGGATATCCCTTGGTGGCGCTCGTTATTTAGGTATCGGCACTCATCTAAAATATTACATAGAATCGGGTGGCAGTTACAACGACATAACACCTATAAGAGCAACTACAAGCGCAGGTGATGTAACTTTTAGCGCAACCAATGGCTCAAGCACGCTCACAGTAACCGATACTTCACACGGGGCAATAAACGGAGATTTTGTAACTTTTTCGGGCGCTGCCTCATTAGGTGGCAATGTTACAGCCGATGTTATAAATCAAGAATATCAAATCTTGTTGGTAAGTGATGCAAACACTTATACAGTAACAGCTAAAGATAGCAGTGGTTCTGAGATATCAGCAAACGCGAGTGACAGCGGAAACGGTGGTAGCAGTGTTGTCGGCACATACCAAATAAATACGGGATTAGATGTATATATATCTGGCACTGGTTGGGGACTTGGAACTTGGGGAGAAGGCACTTACGGTAGCGCGGGCGCAATATCTAGCGATGGTCAGCTTAGATTGTGGTCACATGATAATTTTGGTGAAAATTTAATTATTAACCCAAGAGGCGCAGGAATCTTCAGATGGGTTGAAAATAATGGATTAACAACAAGAGCGCTAGAGTTATCAGGCATTACAGGAGCTAGTAAAGTGCCTACTGTTGGCTTGCAAGTCATAACCAGTGAGGTTGACAGACATCTTATAGTTTTAGGTGCTGATCCTATTGATTCCAGTTCTGGAAATAGAACTGGCTCAGTAGATCCTATGCTGGTCGCGTTTAGTGACAGCGAAAATGAATTAGATTTCAACCCAACCGCTACAAATACGGCGGGATCAGTCAGACTTAGCTCTGGATCATTAATAGTTGGTGGCATCAAATCAAGACAAGAAACTCTGATTTGGACAGACACTAGCTTATATTCTATGACTTTCATTGGTCCACCGCTTACTTTTGCCATAAATTTAATAAATGAAGGCGCTGGTTTAATTGCACCGAAAGCCGCTATAAATAGCCCTGTTGGTGTGTTTTTCATGAGTAAAAACGGTTTTTATTACTACAATGGTTCTGTCAAAAAACTACCATGTAGTGTGCAAGATTTTGTATTTTCAGACGTAAACTTGGAACAAGCTTTCAAATGTTACGCATCTTTAGATGCCGA